CAACTATTGTTATCAACATTCGCAAGTGGGTTATAGTTAAACATTATTGAATCAGTACAGCCATATAATACTTCTATACAACTACCATCATTCGTATTACAAGTATCACAGTAATTAAACATTACTGGATTTATACATCCATATATAGTAGGAATACAGCTACCATCATCAGCGTTAGCTAATGGAGCAAAATTAAAAGCTAATGTATCCATACATCCATATATAACGCCAATACAAGATCCATCATCTGTATTAGCCAACGAATCGTAATTTAAAGCAATTGAACTCATACATCCATAAATATAAGGTATACAAGTATCAGGTGTGTTTGCTTGTGGATTATAATTAAAAGCAATACTAGACATACAGCCTGTTACAACTTCTATACAACCACCATTATCAATATTAGCTGACGGATCGTAATTAAATGCGTGTTCATCAGTACATCCCCAAACAGCGGGAGTATTACAACTACCATCACTAGTATCAGCTACAAAACCTTGAGTGTAATACTCTAAATAAGCTGAGTTAGTGCAGCCAAGAACGTAAAAACATTGCGTAGATGTATTTGCTGTATCTACATAGTTTAATGCTAATGGATCCATACACCCAAATACCTTGTCAATACAGTAATTGCCACAATAAGTTGGTACTGTTCTCGTGAACAATGGCTGTATAAAAGGTGGTATAACTTCTATTATAGTCATACCTAATGGGTTTGTTAGTTTAAACCCACAATGAGCGGCTGATTGAAACGCTTGTTGTGATATTGAAAACTTAAACGAAACCGGTTGAGGTGCTTTTAAGTTTATAATATACTCTTGTGAGTAAGCAGCTGTATCTAATGTAAAGTTCCAAACACTATCACCTTGTGTTACTTCTAAGTTTGATGCTGCCCAACCATCTCCAACTAAATCTGTTAATGTTAATATGTAATCACATGCTGGAACTAAAGACATTGTATTAGCTGTAGAATCGTAGTTGTACATAGTAGAATCAATACAACCAAACACTACTAAAGTAGAACACGAGCCATCGCTTGTATCGGCTCTAGGATTAAATTCTACGTAAGAAGAATCCATACAACCAAATATTGGCGGACATGGAGCGGACAATAACACGTGTGCAGTATCATAACCAAAATTAGGATTTGTACCTGATATTAAAGTATCATAACATTGTACTACATAATAAGAACCATCTAAACCACCCCACATTGATCCATTTAACCCATCTCCATAAGAATCGTATATCGTAAAGGTTAATTGACCAGGAGGTAAACACCTTTGCTCTATAATAGAAGCATAGTCAGGCTGTGAACCATAGTTAGAACCATAGGTAAGCATGTTACCACTAGTATCCTCTATAGTCCAATAGGTCTCACTTTGATATTGATCAAGGTTAATAATAATAGTAGTAGGTACACAGTTCTGTCCTAATAATGTTAAGGGTAATAATAATAATAATAATAATTTTTTCATTTTCCTTTTACTTTTTCAAATGAACTAATACCAAAACATCCTAATGTTACCCATACAAATGAATTATATATTACTTCGTTAATTACTAAATAAGCTTCTTCACCTACAAATATAAAACTAGTTACAAGGTCTGCTATAGCGAACAATACCATTACTATAAATGATATAAATCCAACTACATTCTTTTCGTTAATTTCGTTCTTATCTTTAAATAGACTCCACATATTAAAAGTCACTCATTAATTGATTATTTATTTCTTCCTGTACTTCTTCTCTTGTTGCTACCATCTTAAAGCTTAAATCAGCTTGAAACCTTGCTACTTCTTCATCATCTTTAAATATTATAATAGTAGGTATAACTGCTATCTTATGTCTTGCCTGTAACTCTTTATCATCTGTTATATCTACATATGCAAGAGTAGTAACTTCATCTAAATCACTAATCCACTCTACTTTATTAGCAGCGTTCCATCCAGCATTAAAATATAAAATTTGCACCTGAGCAAATGCTCCACTACAAGCGAGCATAAAAAATATTATTAACATATACATACTAAATACTCTCCAAGTAACATCAGACTTTTCCATTATCTATTATATAATTTATCTTCTATCTTTTCAAGGCTCTCTTTAATTTCCTCGACATCTGATTGAGTTGTCATAATAGTATTACGTATCATCTGATCTTTCATATCAAACTCCATCCTAGTAACATCTTGAGGTGGAGGTTCTGGTAATTCTCTTGCCTCTGCAATATCAGCCTGCAACATAAACCACATGCTGATTACTGTTGCCATTGCAGCTCCAATACCTATAAGTGTTTTAATACTAATTTGAAAGCCAGTATCTTCATTAAGCTCTTTAACCATAATTTATATTCTACTCTTTTTAAGCTTCTGTACCAATAACCATAAATTCAACAATAGTAGTATTTGTTGAAGTATAAGCCATTAAATCATATGCTCCAGTTGCTGGAATATACGCAAATTGTTGTCCACGTATTTCCATAAAATTACTACTACTGCTTACTGCAGATGAAAACGCATTAGCGTTACTATCATTCCAGTATAAGAATATCCTACCATTAACATCATGTGCGGCCGCTGTGTTCCTAATATAAATAATTGACGGATCAGCATATTCACCTTTTTTAGCAATAGTTACGTGGTTAGCTATACTGTTTGTTCCGTGACCACCATCAGTTGAAGGCGGAGTAGTTAGTATCAACGCTGCCAACGTCGTGGAGATATTCGCACTGTCTATATGAAATAATGCATTTTCCCCTGCTGTAGGGTTAGTCAATACTAAAGATTGATTACCATCACCGCCAGAACCTGTTATAGCGGCTACAGTTATAGAAGCGTTGTGACCGTTAGCATGTTCTATAGCAGCTTTTAATGCTGTCATAATCATAGCTTGAGATACGTTCGTGTGATCCCCAGTATCTACAGCTACACCACCTATTAAGTGTGTAAGCCCTAAACCATCTGGAGTACCACTACCAATATCAGTACCTCCAGCGATTACATCTCCTGTACCTACCGTAGTTTCACTTCCGTCTACGATCACATATCGTTTTTTTAATCCGTGATTATCTGTAATATCTAAGTATTGTCCTTGATATGCTCCTGTTGTTGAATTTAAATCCCCATCTACACAAGAGATTTGCATTACTTTACTACAAGATTTTATTAATGCTCTATTTAAACCAGTAGTATGACTACCGGTAAAAGCAGCTGTAGCAGTAAATGACATTGCATCAGTTGCTAGGTCAGTACTACTTAGTGTTAATTTTGCTGTTGTTGTTGCCATTTTTTATTTTTTAATCAATTAATAATTTTGTTAATAAACCTACTTGATGAGATTTAATTTCCTCTGGTAAGATACTTGTAGAGATTCCGATAAGTTCAAGTTCAGTTTCATCAAGAAGCATCTCTTGTACGGCTGCTAATTGAGCTTTTCTTGCCTCAACTAATTCTGGCTCTTCCGCTTCTAAAGCATCTATTTTCTTTTGAGAGTCCTCATCTTGTTGAATAGCTTTCACTTTCTCAGCAAGTTTAAGAAAAGCTTCAGACGGTTTAGCTAATTCCTCTATATCCTCTAACTCAGCTTTGATTATGTTAATATTCTTACTAGAAATAATTGCAAACTCCTTACCTGAGAGTTCTCCTGTAGAATATAAACCGTTTAAGATTTCTACTAATTCATTTTTTGTTCCTTTAAATTTCATCTGTGTTACTGTTGTTTTTGTTTTTGTTTCCATTTTTATATATTGATTTTAATTAAAATATGCCTGATACTATCGACAGTTTCGGCAATGTTGATTTGCAAAGTTAAGAAATTTATTTAAATAATCATGTGTTGCAGTACCCATATTATTTGAATACTCTAAATCACAGGGTATTAGACACGTTAAAGGTAAAGGTTTCACCTTCTTTAATATGTGTTCTATTAGCATAAACGTTACTTGCTTTAATAGAGAACAATCATCTATACGACCTGTTTCTATTTTATTTAGGAGAGCATCTCCATCGCTGGATATACATTTTCTCATTAACATATAGTTCTCTGAGTTTATATTTAAATTTGATGGCATAGTTTTATTTTTTATTTAAGTTAACCGTCTAATAAAGATTCATTACAATATTCACAGCACGATCTACATTTTAGTGTAGCTGCAGAATTATAGTTAGTAGCATTAGGATCTTTACACCCTTCTCCAGGAAGTATACAAGTACTATCATCACATGTAGCTAATTTATTATAATTGTTAGCAGCTGGATCTGTACAACCATATATACAAGGTAAACAGCATGGAGATGAATTCCATCCTGGACTTTGATCTGGCACTGGATTTCCAAGACAATTATATAATGCATTAGCATTATAATTTACAGCAGAATCGTCTGTACATGCACAGTCAATTATCGTACTAACTGCTAATGATGTAGTAGTTGTAGGACAAGTTAAATAAGGAGTACTCGTCTCAGTATACTCAAATGAATATGTTTCATTTGCTGTAATAGGTAGTGTACTCACTATCTGTGCTGTATTAACTCCAAGAGAAGTACCAGAGATAATAACTGATCCAGTACTATCTAACCAGCTCCATGTAATATCCGTATCAGTATTACATTCTACGGTTCCATATAATGTTGCACTATTACTACAAGCTGCTCCAGTAGTTACGGTTACTGTCTCGGTACAAGCACAGTAACCCGGATACACACATAAACTACTATCTGGCTGTTGTAAAGACGGATGTATCGTGGTGTAATTGGCTGCTGTTGAATCTGCACATACTTTCGCTTTTATAGTAGCACAGGTATCAACCCAACATTGAGTAGATTCAATGAAAGAGGTATTATTATCTATAGTTAATCTTGCTGTATAATATCCATAACTTAATCCTGTAAAGTTATGAACGATTGTTGTAGAAGTTGCAGCCGGGAATGATATTCCTGTAGATACTAAAGTTCCTGTGGAAGATGCTGCACATGCGGTAGATACTGAATATAAGGTAATAACAAAGTCATTATTTCCATTTTGAAATTCAGAAGTTTGTTGCATTAATAATCCTGTCGCACTAAGAGCAAATGAAACAGAAACTTGTCCATCTGTAGCTGTAACACTTGAAGCCGCTATTTGATTAGATCCACCAGTAGCCCATGGTGCTTGATCAACTCCGGCAGAGTTTTCATAATTACCTGTAGCTACATCACAATACATACATGATGCATCATCTATCGTAGCTAATGCTGTAGGATTTAACGAAAGTGGATCCGTACACCCTATAACAGGGTAAATACAACAACTATGATCTGTTCCTCCTACTACTCCAGCACAATCTCCTGTAAAAGCATCACCAAAATTACTTGCTGATAATTGTAATGTAGGATACGTAGCAGTAGAGAGTGACCCATCATCCATACATCCATTATATGTACAAGAACCATCCTCACATGTTGCTGTTGAATCATAATTATTTGCACCACCAGAATTAATTCCAACCCCATATAAAGACAATCCTGTTACAGTAGCATAATCATAATTTACTAAATTACCCCCAATCCACCACGCTTGAGTTTTATTTCCACCATCAGTACACCCATTAATACAATTTGTACAGCAACAATCAGTTCCAGTAAGAGCTAAAGTACTAGAGTTACAAGGCTCTGTTCCTACTAGATCTGTACAAGGACAAGTTGCATTTGAATTATAGTTATTCCAAAACACTGAAGTATCCATACATCCGTAAACACAATCTAAACAACAAGTATTCCAAGTTCCCGATGTTAGATTATTTGTATAGTTACCGGTCCACACTCCCGCTGTAAATGTAGCTGACCCTCCACTACATGAAGACCCATTCCAAGTTCCACCATTATTAATACAACAGTCTGACTCTGTATACCAAAGTCCAATAGAACATGTTCCATGAGCAGTACAGGAAACCTCATCAAACCAATTAATAGCACTACATGTTCCTTTCTCTAGCCATTTACCATCACAATCGCAAGTAGCTGGGGGCGTTTCAGGATAATTAGAATAAGGTCCTCCTACAGCATCTGTACATCCTACATTACAATAAATACAAGAACCATCATCAATAGTTGCAACACTATTATAATTTACAGCTAATGGATCTGTACACGCACTAATAGGAGGAATACATCCTCCATCATCACATGTAGCTAAAGGATCAAAGTTAGATGATAATGAATTCGTACACCCAAAGACAGGAAGTATAACAGATAGTTGTGGAGAAGTAACACTACAAGAAGGTACAGTAGTTCCTCCAAATTCATGCAGAATAGTAACGTACCAATGTCCATCTCCTTGACCAATTAAAACGGCATTAGGTATTGTATATACAGTTCCGTCTACAGGACTGTTATCAATCACCGTACTTACTCCTGTAGCAGTTGTACCATCAGTGTAATACCAAGTTATACTCAATTGAGTAGGAGGAGTAGGACATACACTAATATCAGAAGTATATGTTAGAGTAGGATAACAAGATAGTGTATAATCTAATGCTAAAGTTCCAATATCACAACAATCGTAAGTACAGGTTACTGTATTACATGTAGTAGATGCTAAATAGTTATTAGCTAAAGCATCACTACATCCGTCTATACAACAAGTCCCGTTATCACATTGCGCTGTTAGGTCATAATTTGAAGCAGTAATACCATCTCCTGCGGTACCAAATCCTGTACCTCCAGGCCCTACAGTATATTCAGTTACACCCCCGTCCATACATCCTAATACAGGTGCTACTACTGTTAATATATTAGAGTATACTGTACAGTCAGCAGTAGGAGCTGTATAATCACTTGTAAGTACCAATCTATAATTCTCTGATGTTCCACTTGTGGTATGTAAGAAACTATTAGCTAAAGTTAGTGTTGTTGCACTTGTAGGTCCTGCACTAGTTTGAGTATCTAAAGTAACCCATGAACCAGTTGCAAAACTTTGCCATAAAGCTGTATAACCATCATCAGCGGCAGGAGTACATGATATAGCAGCTACTAAAGATTGATTACAAATTCCATTTGATAAATCTAAAGTTATTACTGGAGTATCACAACAATATGTATATGTACAAGCTACACATTGACAAAGAGCACTTGCATCATAATTATTTGCGGTTGGATCTGTACACCCTCCTGAATCTATTATAATATTTGTTGATGCTGAGTATTGATGGCAAACATAACCAGATAGATATGTTATTCTTGAATATGTTCTATATAATCCTGTTCCATATCCTCCAAAATTATCTGTAGAACAATTATAATGATAATTATAACTATGAGAATCTATAGAATTAGCTGATGGATTTGGTTGGTATGTAGATGTGTGAGCTACTTGCCACACTGAACCGTCCCAATATTGTAATTCTGTTACTATCTTATTACAATGATCAGTTGCAATCGCATTACAATCAATAAACATTCTATATTCTACATCACAACTATCTACATGGCCTGAAGCCTGTAAAAGAGTTGGAGTACTACAACAAGGATATGTACATGAACCGTCATCTAAAGTAGCTGCTGAATTAAAGTTTAAAGCAAGATCATCCGTACATCCAGGAATTGGTATACATAATGTACAAGTAGAATAAGATACAGGAATATTTGTAAATACCCATTGTGATGGTTGACCCGTAGTATTTAAAGGATGAGTATAATACTCAGCCGTTGCTTGTGGTCCTATATACTTCCAGCAGGCTGTATTATTATTCCACGCTGTTCCATCGTACCATGACCAAAGGAATGCTTGTCCAATTGTTTCCGTTGGGTTAATATATGTAAGACCTAATTGATTAGCAGCTAAACTTACAGGTCCTACAAAACTTCCCCCTCCAAAAGATGTTCTATCTCCACTTGTACATTCTTCCCATACATGCCACCATAAACAACTACCATCATCAATATGAGTTGCATCTGCTAGGAAATCAAAATTAGCAGCTGTTGCATCAGTACATCCATAATATAAACAAGAACCATCATCAATAACTGATCCTGCATCATAATTTCCAGCTGTTGCATCTGTACACCCAGTACAAGATCCATCGTCACATGTAGCGGATGCATTATAGTTACTACAACTTGTACAATTTAGACAATCACATGATACTAAAGATGATATAGAAAAATTAATAGTAGGAAGATTTATAATACAAGCAGAAAGTCCATTAGGATATGGTACCCATACTTCGAGTCTATATGTACCTATACCCTTAGTAGTAAAGAAGCTAGTTGCACAGGCATCTATAAAATCTAGGGTCTTTATATTAGAAGTTGCAGCAGAGATAGTAGTAGAACCAACAACTGAGTCCCAAGCTGATGTTACCGTATTCCAAAAAGTTACTTCATAAGTAATAGCGGTAAAGCCCCATGATTGTCCAGTATTACCTACATCTTCAATTACAAAACTAAATGTTTGATTACATCCTGTTAGTGATGTAGTTGCTACCATTGTTGGATTAGGGAGAATACATGAACCATCATCAACATTAGCATTACTGTCATAATTCGTTGCACATGGATCTGTACACCCCTCAAAGAGACAGCAGCTATAATCTGAAGGTATAACGTTTCCAGAGCAATCATTTGTGAATGCTGCATCATAATTTGAAGCATTTGCATCAGTACACCCCCAATATTCACAACTCCCATCATCTCTCGCATTTAATGGGTCCAAACTACCGTATATATTATTTCCGTAATTATCTGCAGCAACTCCAGGTATAGGTGAAGTATATGGAGCTACCCCAACAGTAGTATACATAGTAGCAGCTGTCTGAAATCCGTTATCTGTACATCCACATTGAGATGCAAGAATAATTGTAGGAGTAATTGTACCAGGATATGTATGTGGACTAGCTATAGATGGTAATAAACTATGAGGTTGAGGGAAGTGGCAATTTGTATCCATCCCTGGACTAGTATTAGGTACGTCAAGAGAATTCATTAACCACCCATGTGTAGTTACTGAAGCAGCTGCCGTCCTTGGATGCGCTATAATCCATGTTTCAGAATAATCTGAGAATGCAGTAGGTGAAGATGTGTATTGAGATTTAATTCTATATCTCATTAAGCAATCAAATACTTCATCTGAACTAGTGACACCATCTGCGTGCATTTTAATGAATAGGTCTAATACTTCTTCTGATGCAATATTATTATTTATATCTCCAGTGTCATAGATCAAACTAGCCATATTTGCTGGCGTAGTTGGAGTTGCTGCTGCACTACCATAAGGACTAAAAGGAAAACCTACCGTATCTTCTATCCAAGTAGTCCCATTATCTGTACTAAAACTTACAAAAATTAGAATCGAAGTAGCATCTTCAATAATATTTCCATTTTTATCAAGATTACAATCTGCCCAAGGAATATTCAATTGCATTAGACAAGAAGCTGCCTGACCAGACACAATAGTCCCACATCCAGCTTTCAACCAATAAGGTGTAAGTCCAAGTACTACTTGTCCAGAGTTTACTGGACTACAGACAGGTACAAATAAACAACTACCATCATCTAAAGTAGCTGCTGAATTATAATTTGTAGCTGTAGAATCAGTACATCCCGGATATATACAGGAACCGTCATTACAAGTAGCTGAGCCATTATAATTAGTTGCTGTTATACCTCCAGATACTGCTACTGTACATCCACAGATCACAGGATAATGCGTTGTTCCTGAAGGATTCGTTCCAGTCCCTATAGTAAATATTGTACTAAATGTTTCAATAGAGTATCCTGTTGCCCAATTCTGTACTTGTCTTATTATATAACTAGACGTACCTCCAAGAGCAGTAAGTTCTGACAATGTACAAGATTCTTCAAGTTCAAAACCTTGACTCCCTACAACACTAGCGCCTGGTATAAGATGAGTATATGCAAGTGTAGATGTGCTAGCATTATAAGCGCCACTACTTGTACTTAAATCATATATATAAAGTGCAATAGCAGTAGTAGGATGATCTGGAGGAGTAGTTAAAGTACATGAAGCAGCTACTGTTAACCTCACATTACACGTTGTACTAGTTAACACAGCAGTAGGAGCACTGCAAGATGTAGGTAAATTACAACAAGTATAATCTACTCCCCCTATAACACCTACACAATCTGCATTTCCATTTGGATATACTTGTAGATAATTAGATGCATATACGTTTTGACAATCACATGTTGGTACAGGTGGTACAACAAGTCCTACACCAGTAAGATCAGGACAAGGATCTAAACCTGATCCAGAAGCTGTTTGATCATTCGTATAAGTAGACTTAATAGCATACGTTCCCCCATATAATGCAGCATTCCCAGAAATAGTACTTCCGAACGCTACAGACCCAGTAGTAACATAAGCTCCAGTTATAAGAGGAAACTGTCCTACTAATACTTGAATTCCTTGACCAGGCCCGTCAGCAGGAGTAAAATAAAGCTCACACTCTATATCAGTCACTTCATCCGTAGCAGCACAATCATAAGAGGCACTAATGGTATGAGTTACCGAGCATCCTGATCCTGTTACAGTAAGAATAGGTATTACTGGAGCACAACAGTCACATTTAATCGCTGGATTAACAAATCTGTTATTTGCATCTGATACAACAACTGAGTCCCTTGTTTGATGTGTATCACATGTTTGAACCCTATAATTAAAGTGTAGGTCTTGAAAACATATAGATATATTATTTTTGATTGTCTCATTACCAGCATTAGAAGCGCTCCGTCCCATAATTTGAGAAGTATCTAAACCTAGCTTATTTACAGCTAAATCTACAGCTCTAACTCTCAGTTTATAATGTCCGTATGTAAGATCATTTCCATTAGCGTCTGTATAAATTGACATATAACTATTAAACAGATTAATTCCCGGTTGAACACCGCTTTGAAAAGAATTGGTTTGGGTTTTCCATTCACCGCCTTCAAAACCTCCCATTATTATTACACCTTTCTCTAAACCAGTTGATCCAGGTAATTGAACCTCATCCCAACCTCCAGCGTAGGTCCAGCCATTCGTGCCCCAGTACCCGCATGGGGCTTGCCAATGTGGATAACCATTCGTCGTAGTGGGGTCACAAGCCCAATTTCCATTACCATTATACTTATAAAGTTGTAGATGTATTTGTAGATCATCTATACGAGAACTACTTATACTAGAAGTATCCCCAGCTAAGAAAGCTGATAGGACCTCCTCATACCATTGAAATCTAATATTTATTACACCAGGCCATAGACTACTAATAGCATATCCTTGGAAATGGTCTGGCGATAACTTCGAAGGATGATTAATCATAAGAGCTTCCATTTTGTACCAAGTAAGTCCTCCAAGAGTTGAAGGGTCTAATACATTAGGAGCATGAGTATAGTTTCCTATAGTCCTTGCTCCATTTGCCTCTAGTATATCACCTGTTCCCTCAACTATCTCAGAATGATCTACGTCTGGATCAATAGGCCCCGCACTAGAGACAGGACGTGGATTCGTCTTGTAAAACTTATATGCTATCTTATAAGGATTGGTAGTGTAATTACCTGAATCGGCAGCTGATACTCCAAAATGTTCAGGATCCTCATCTCCTTTATCCCACATATCAATTTCTAATTTACCTGTTGATCTATTACATACAACACAAGATCCATCATCAAACATACGATGTGGAGTTACACCAGCTAATTGCCAGTATGCACCTAGATTCATCCATTCACCAAGGTGATTATAAGTAAGTGCACCTGGAATTGGTACCTCTTGTCTATTAATTGCGTGCATCTGCCACCTATCAGGACCGTACAGAGGAATAGTAGTTTTCCATCTACATGCTTTTGGAACTTCAGGAGGTAAACATACAGGACAATCTTTGTGATAATAAATAGCATCTTCAAAGACTAGTCCTGACTCTGCAGCCTCTGTTAATTCTCCTGCTTCCCCTATTCCAACTGGAAGTGCTGGTGTTGTATGTATATTAGTCCCTGGTGCACCTGTTGTTTTCCGTATTGATGTAATTAAATCATCGTAGTGATTAGAAGTCCCTAAAGTAGACCTTGTACCAGTAATTACATTTATCACTTTTGAAGAATTTGCATTAGCCCAAGTCTCAGTTATATTTGTAATAGCACTTCTATATATTAATTCTCCAGTAAATCCTCCCAGAACCATTCCACAAGTCAAGATACCATCAGGAGCATACTCTATAATAGATAATGCACGTGAGAAATTTACCATGCTCGTTGTCGAATGATCATGCCTAGTCCCTTCATAAAGATTAATAGCTATGGGAAAAGGTGCAGTTACTCCTTCATATACTGGATAAGGATAAGTAGGAGATTGGGTAGGCATAGCTTCTACCTTCCAATAGTGTTGTGACTGATGAAAATTATCAAGTACAGAATGTGATGGCTTAGGTGGGCAATTTACATTGCTAGGGTTACACCAGGTCACTAAATGCAAATTCCTTTCCGAATAAGGATTTGCTCCTCCATAATATTGGTTGTCAGCGTCAAGAGTTATGGCTATAGGATTGAAGGGAGTTTGGTGATGTCCTCCAGCATGATATAAACTATTAGTAGGTGGCCACATCTCCTTCATACAAGGTGTATTCATTGCGAGTCCCCACCATCCCCAGGCGGAACCATTCATGAATGGATACCCACTTACTATTGGGGTATTTATATCAAAAGTTTTTGTAAATCCTGACTCCCAAGTTACTTTAATATTCATTACTTCGCTAGGCCATAAATAATTAGGTGAGTCTGGATTTGAATTATAATAATTCCACCCATCCCCATTTGGATCTGTAATATTTGGACTTATAAATGTACTTCTCCATATATTCCAATCTGGTCTCCCAATAGGATCGTTTTGAGGTACAGGAGTATTAGGTAATACAGGAGCCTGTCTAGCAAAAGTTGTATTAGCTACGTTATTCCCATAAGGAATTGCTGTAACATCCTCTATAGTAGCAATTGGATCAAAACCTTCCCAAGTATGAATTCCCGTACTATTAGCACCATAAGTATTTATACATCCATCTTCTGTACTATAAGCAGGAGCATCAACTGTTGTAATATCGGTTCCTGCAACATTTGTTACTTGACCATTGTCAAGACATCGTCCATGATTACAGTTATCAAATGTATATGTATGAGGTACAAAAGGAGGAGTAGTATTATTAGGGTTATGGCCACCTACGCCACCAGTCGCGCCAAATCCACGATGCGGAACGGCAGCTCGTCTAGTATCTACAACTTGAACCTGGAATCTACCCATAATTGATTGCATATTCATAACCATAGCTATCGGCCTTGCAGGAATTGGATTTGTAGCACTTACGCTTATAGGATATTCGAACCAACATTGCTCAACTTCGTGTGTTCCTCCCGGAGCTATTACATTAATAGACCATTTAATACTATAGTCCCCTTTAGGTACTAATAAAGGTACTGGATATGTAGTACTACTAAATGTAACTGTTGGAGTCTCTAATTCATCTTGGATTCCTCCTGCTACGATATATGAATCAGGATCTTGCCATCCATTTACTGCTCCCATAGTATTATCAGGTGTAGCTTTAAGAGGATCATATGTTACGCCTCCATATATTGGAACTCTGTATAATACGGCTTTATATTTATAAGTTACACTAGAAAAATCAAAAGCTAATTCAAAGAGTAAACTTTTAACTACAGTCATTGTTATAACTCCATCCCCCCAATTTGCATATGTAGCAGGTGTAACAGAAGAAGATACATACTCAAAAGCCTGTCCTGCATCACCCTGTAGAGTAGCATCTTCTAAGTAACTTTCAATGTTTCCAGTCATCTTATCACAGAATAAACATGTTGAATCCTCTGCTTTCCGAACGAGATAAGTTGATGGTGTAATGGGTAATGCAGTAGGGATATAATTTAAAGCAAGTGGCATAGTACAAGTACTAAGACCTGATTTATCCTCATTATGTACATCACTTATTTGGAACTTAGATAAACCTGCCTCATCAACTTCATGAGGTACACCTCCTAATTGTAGGCCACAAGAAAATGGACTATATTCATACATCCAAGTCTGTCCATCCACTCCGCCATGATTTACATCATTTGCAAAATATATATTATGAGATTGTGCCATGAATAGTGAAGAGGGTATATTTCTGAACGTTATAATGCTACTATTACCCCAATATAATCGACGAGTTATTGTTAGTCCTCCACCATCATCCGAAGCCCAATGTTGTTTAGAACTACTGTCTAATGCAGGAGTAAAAGCATTAGATGAGTTCCACCCATTATAGATTTCTGTATTCCAATCTCTAACGGCAATATGATACCATCCTTCTCCACTAACGCAGTCATTATCTACACATGTACCGTCTGCATTTCTTAATTTTTGATGTACTGAACTACTAGGAAATTGATCATACGTACCAATATTATATGATGGTACAGCTCCCGTATCGAGAATCGTAGGATCAAAATTAGATACATATTCTATTCTATTTAAAAGTTGTAGTCTTCCTTCAGTAGCATGTGGCGCATAGTCATCTGTGGAGTGATAAAATGGAGGACAATCTGCCCCTTCTCCTGAACATGGATGATTAGAAGTTCCAGTTACAAAAGCAGTAGATGCTTTATTAAAAGTATATATATTAAGATGATCACTTATACGTAATGAGTCTAAACCTTGTGCAGCCTCCAGTCTATATGTAAATCCAGTAGAGGCTATTCCTACTGTTGTATTAATTTGAGAAAGTAACCCAGGATTAGAAAAGTTACTCTGATTATATGTAAGCCATTCAGGGTACAGGAACATTGGTTTAAAATCAGGAAGTGTTATATCTACATCTCCTTGTAATACAGGCCAACTACCACTCCCTATAGTACCGTCCCATTGACTCATATTATATGGTTCTAAATTAACTAGAACTGTTCCGTTTAGATCTCCAGCAGAATCTCCTGCATCATAATCTGATGCAATTATAAATCCAAAATCTAACTGCTCCCCCCTATTAACCCAAAAGTCGTTTGCTATATCATGCGCAGCGTATTTATCCTCAATATCAAATAGTCCGTAATACATCGGACTCTCAGGAGTCGCAATTCCGGAAATAACCTGGTTCGCCGCAGCTATGTCAGTAAACCTACTAAGTTCGCCCGGGTTTAAACGATGTATACTACTAGAATTAGTTGCTGAACTCCCTAATGTCCAATTCGCAGAAGATACACCAGATGGATTTAAATTGATATGTCTTTGTCTATAAGTAGGAGAAAGATCATTATTTCCAGGATGTTCATAAAACTTACCAGTAATAAATTGTCGATATGTAGCCCACTGATTGGCCCAATCGTATTCTTTTACACCAACTTTAAATGTTTCAGAGTAGGGACTATTATAGTAGAAAAGGCCCGCTCCAGTATCCCAGTCTAAAATGCGGCCAGGCCAAGTATATGAAACTTCTGCTATTTTACCAGCATCTCCATCAAAGTACATACGTTCCCTAGTCGCAACGAAAGATTTTGACGGATTCTTTACACCCGCAGTACCAATATTGTATAACTTAACACTCCTATCAAACATTTTTGGTAAAGTGTAAATTACATCTCCAGCATTTGTAATAGCTAAAACTGGCTGAGTTTCAAAAAAACATTTAGCAGAACATCTTGGAGCAGAGTCAACCCAATTTAGTGCTAATTCTGCACTTGCTCCGTGAACAGGATCAGAAGATTGACATCCACAAGCACCAGCAGCTTCTAGATCAACTTTTTCTCCTGCAGAGGTCCCAATAGTTATAAGTAAAGCATTAGAAAATTGTTCGCAAATATCACTAGAATATATATCCCATATTTCTGCCCTTATTCTATAATATCCAGTTCCATTTTTTTGGAAAGGACTTCCGGAATTAGGGGAAAAGCCCTGTATCCCCTCGGTGGTCAGATCTCCTATCTGGAACTCATAACGAGTCGGATCACATCTGTGAGTTAAATTCCAATCTCTTTCAGGATTAGTAGACATGAATCCGTCATTAGGTTCAACATCAGCATACTTGTACCACTTGTACATGGGATAAGAAGATTCATTAAACTGGCGAGTTTGTGGATTATAAGTTACATTGGTATCAACATAAGAATTTGGAGATCCATCTACAGAATATTGTAAATACCCAAAGAATCTATCATGGCCTGTTTGGGTAACGGCATCAACAGGACAGTCTAATATAACTGAATAATTAGTTATACAATCTGTATTTGCAACAGGTGTAAATATACCAATGGAGTCTGTACAAGTTCCTGTTACTGGATTCCAGTTTCCATGAGTGACAGCTGGTGAAATTGCAGGATCTGGATTATTATAACAACATGATCCTTCAGTAACCCAAGGACCAATATCACATGTACCATGTGTAGTAGACTCTGAAAATGTTATAGAAGTACATAGAGGACATGCCATAAATTATAAGCTTTTAACAATCACATCCACAGGTACTATCACACATTTCTTTTGCTTTAAGGTATTTATCATATGCTCCTTTAATGTATCCAACATTAGCTAGATCATACAATCCAGCGTCTGTACTTGCAGAGTTCAAAAGTAATAAAATTTTAGTAGCTCTAGCCATAGTTGCTGAACATTTTGGACAATCACACGAACATCCCATTAATTCTTCTGCCATTGCTGCTAAACAACAATCTATATCACAACCCGCTACTACTCCAACAGCGTCTACTGCTGTTGCTCCCGAGCCTGCGTTTTGTAGAAATTCAATAGTATATACCCCGTTCCCTGGAATTGTCATAACTACATTCATATAACCTCCTACTGGAACCCCAGTTACTGTTTGTGTTACTGTAGAATATGTACCACTATAGTCTATTAATCGTATAGTATCTCCAGTAGAGGCTCCAAGCATTGTGTCAGTAACTTTTACTGTAACACTGCTACAATTAGAAATAAGATTTGTTTGTAAAGCCATTATATAAAGGTTTAAAAAAAGGTTATAGAAAACACGAATGCTCTCTATAACCTTTTATGTTAATTAATTATTAAGAAAGTGTAACTAGTGGTCCTGCTCCTAAAGTGGACGCTAAGTATCCTCCCATTACATCTTCAAATCCTGTACCACCTGCACTAGGCCAAGTTGATGCACCATTTGGAACTGCTACATATAATTCATGCATATTATCTACTTTATTAATTTGTCCATCCTTATGACGAGATTTCCAAGTTATATTATATATATCCATTCTTGTTCCAGCTACTGCATATGTTGTAGTTGCATCTGGCTGTTGTACTCTATAATAATCTCCTTTACCACTTCCTAATAAACTTTTTTCAAAGTCTGCAAATAGAAAACTATCTCCTAAATTAGACGTTGCTGCAGTATATGTAGGAGTTGCAGTTAAAGTTGCATCACTATCATTGTCAAAAGCTATAACGATATTAGATTGTTTATTATATCCTGTTGCTGAAGGTCCTGCATAAGTGTGCGTTGTTAAAACACAATTAGCATTTGAACCACTAACTGACGCTATCATACCTTTGTATCCTGTTGCTGCTATATGTGCTGCTGCTGCAGTTCTTGCGTTAGCTCCATTAGTATTAGCTACAGTACTACTTGTGAATTCAAAACTCTCTCTTACATAAGGCTCAGATCCTGTAGCTTGATCAATTACTTTAACAGTTACTGTTTTACCTGCTGTTGTACCCGTACTAAATGCAATTGATACCGAATTAGCAGTTTGTGCTATTCCTGCTGCCCCTGTATACTTTACTATATCTGCTCCTGGAATCCAAGGTGAACATATAGAACCATTTCTACAAATTTTAAGCTCTGGTGCTGTTATTAAAGTGTCCGTTTTTAACAACAATGCTGGTGCACCGGTTGCTGCTGTTTTTTTATAGATAATTATGCCGGTAGCTGTTGCTGCAGCTACATCTGCTCCAATTATTAATTGTCTCATTTTTTTAAATTTTTAATTTATTACTTACTCGTTTTTATTTGCCTCAGTTTCATGAGATGCATATCTCGGGTCTGCAATAGACTCTAAAATGCTACTCACGGCCATGTCCACAATCTCTCTATGAGAATGGTCGGGCAGTTCACAACTAATCCCCAAAGATAGTGAAATTTGGAGAGGGTTTCTTAAATATGTTAATTTTACACTATCTATTATAAATATATCATTAGTGTATATGTCCATTAAATTTTGACGCATTGTATAAATAGGTGCGGTATATTTTGTTGTATTAAAAGGATCTTTTAACATGCTAAAAATATCATCTTGTTGTACAAACTTTGAAGCATGTGATTCTAATTTTAAACTTATGGATGTAGCTGGAACTCTCTTTTCTGAATATGCTACATTTGTTTTTCTTAGAGGAGATGTAGATATGTGTACACCATTTGCATCTTCTCCAACTATCATTGCAGTTGATAAAGCATTAGTGATTAAAGGATATTGTGCAGAATCAATTATAATAATAATTTCATCTGGATAACTTAGATGTCCTATTGCCTCCCAATTAAAAATTGCTCCTGTAGTTCCTGATGCTAGTATCTCTCCTTGTGCCGCCACTACTCCTGTAGGATATGTATGTGAATTTGAATTTGTCCATAAAGTATAACTTGTAGATGAAGGATCCGTAGGATCAACTATCATTTTTAAATTTTGAATAAGTGATGTGTTTTCATTAGTTACAAATCCATTCATACTTACTCGGAAATAAAAGTAATCAGAAGGATAACTATTTGTCCAAGACATAGGTTCACACTTATCTATATAAACACGTGACACACTATTAATTAAATACATATAATCGTCAGGAAGTCTGAAACTATCTACATGTATATTATTAAATAATTGTTCTTTATAAGTTGTTATATCCTCATATTCTGATACAAGTATTCTTAAATCGTCTATACGTTTCTGATTTCCTTCAAATCCTAATTGATACTTATTATTAAGTCCGTATTTAAGATTAATAAATTTAGCTTGTGCTTTATTTAATTCTAAGTCTATTTCTTCAGGTAAAAGCAAATCGGCTTGGAGTGAATTTATTTTATCCACTCCTTGCCCAATTGCTAAATGCATTTCAGTTACATTCATTATTATGCTGGATTACCTTTATACAAAGTATAGAGTCCTGAAGCATCTCCTGTAATAGCTCTTATATCTCCATAAAGCCATGTGCCTGCTGGATATGTTACACCAGTTACAGTAGTAGAAGCATCTATATCAAGTTGTGTTGGAGTAGTAGCACTTATAAAATAAACTGCCCAGTAAGTTCCTGCAGACCCAGATTGAGCAGCAGCCCCCGAAATAGTTACAGACCCACTATTACCCATTTCTAACACGGCATTAGTATGCATCTTATCTATGGAACCGGATTGGGTAGTAAGTAATGATTCTACAGCTGCTATATCTGTTTCAATAGCAGTTAAAGTTGCTTCTATTATATCAAGTTTAGCATTAGTTGATGTTTGTAGTGCTTCTAAACCATCAACACTTGCTGTAATATCAATATTTGTTGCAGCAGTATTTTCTCTAATAGCATCTAATAAGACTTCTTCGTTAGTTTTGTATCCCATTCTTTTATTATTTTATAAAATTATTAATTTACTTATAGAGCTAATTCCTTTAATTTTGCTCTCATTACTGTTAATTGACCTGAGTTCTTTTTATCTTTTAGATAAACTACTGCGTCTTCTGTAGTCTCCCCAATAACTTCATCTATAAAAATCACTTGGTTTCCAATTTTTCTTAACACTCCAGCTGTTACTAATTCTGAAATCTCAGCTTTTACTGTTAAGTTTTTATCTCTAGCAACCTTAGTAAACGTTAAAGGTTTGCTATTCTTTAATTCATATAAAGAATTTTCAACTTGTTCTTCTGACATTCTATCTGGATTTACATCTGATAAAACACGTAGAACTCGTTTCATGTCTTTTAAACTTGATGAGATTTTAATAAATTCTTTATCTGCATCTTTTCTTACATGAATTTGACTATTCTTAATTTTTACATCTCTAGTTACATCATGAATATAAAATCTTTTAGTAGATACTTTATCCATTTCTTCCTTATTCAATCCAACATGCGGGTGTCTAACTGCAAAATGATATTTGATAAAATCCATAATACTTATTGGATCTCCATCTTCAGTTTTCCCAATTTCTAATTCAACTCCAGTAAATCCTACTGGTATTGTTAGATTAGTCCAAAATTCTTTTGTATGTTTTGGCCAATCTTGATGTTCTGGACTTACATCCAAAATTCCATCTAAATACTTTTTTTCGTCTGCACGATCAAAAGCTTTTAATGGTTGTCTATTAACAAAAACACTACTTAATTTAGTAACTGCTTCTGCTCTTACTTCTTTAGGCAGATGATTTAAAATCTCTTTTCGCCTTAAAAACACTTTTTTACTCATAATAATAGTTCTTTTAAAGTTTTAGTTAAGTGGGTGTAAAGAATAACTCCCCGATTATTTTTAATAATTAAAGACGTGGGGGTTTTCCCCCCACATCCTCAATCAAAAACCAATATATATAAAACGCAAATTAATGCCTACTACGAAGCTGTACAAGTTATATCAAGCGAAGTATCAAATCTTTTTAAGATAATACCTGCTGTTTTTAACATATGTACAGACGCCCCATCTACATCAGATGCTCTAGAAGAACTTGAATCAAATCCTCTAGGAACTACTGAACCAGCTACACACCATCTCATAGACTCACGACCTTTTTTATTGATCATTTGTAAGTTATTTTGACCGTCATAATTTGACTGATCAACAAATACCATTCTATAAGACTCTAGTGAATAACCTGTAACAGGGTGTTTTGCACGAGCTTGTGCAACTGGACCATGATCAAATAATGGTAATTTTACCACATTCACTGTATGTCCATCTACATGCTCGTAAGATGTAAAGTAACCACTCATACCTAATGATCTACCAGATCCAGTGATGAAACGATTCTCTCCTCCAATTTTCCAGTTACCTGCACCACCACTAGCGAAATGAGATTTAAGAGCCTCATCAAATTCTCTAGCACCACCAGTACCAGTATAAAGAGTTACTTGTTTTTGTGAAGCATCAGTCATACCATAGAATAAGTCACCAATAATATTTTTGATTTTATTCTCTGTTAAAGTAGAATAAGTATCTTTATTGATAATTTGCTCGAAAAGACCAGGACCAACAACTACTGGCTGTCCGTTCTCATCATTCATTAAAGTTTGACCTGCTGAATCATAAGTTTTTTGTCCGTACCAGTAATACATTTCACACTCTTCTTTAAAGTTAAGCATGTGTGTGTATTCCTCATAGTCCATCCAAAGTTTTGTAGTTTTACCACCTTTAGTAGGTAAAGTAAATTCTGCTACAAAATCTTTAGCATTTCCAGACATATGGTAAGATTTTCTGATTGTTCCAATCTTGTTTCTTACTTTTCCTGGAGTTTCCCAATTTGAAGCATTACCTCTAGAGAAGTCTACTCCTACTGGTGCATATAAGGAAGCCCAAAGATCTCCTACATCTACACCGTTGGTTAAAGTTGCTGTTAAATCAGGATTAACAAGTCTACATGTATATTCATAATTTCCACCAACTAATACTGGCTCATTCATGATTCTAACTTGTTCTCCCGCTGAATTAATTAATACATAAGGAAATACGAAGTGTTTATCTGGAAAGGTCAACGTAAATGTTGCTCCTCCAGCACCTGCTCCTGATGCTGCTCCTGCTATTGCAATTGGACGCGTCTTCAACGTATGAGTTTTCACACGATACTCATACTCTAGTCTGTCAATAGACTTAGTGTTCCCTACACCTTCTGTTAAGAAAGATAATGGAAAACGCTTATCGTCTTTTCCTGCCAAGTGAGTGATTATCGGTGATAATTCTGTTGGACGAGCCAATAGCGCGTTTGACAAACTGTTCATGTCTGTCATTTGTGCATCATTATAATATGTTTTCTGCACGCTAATGTTTGTTCCGCTCATTTTTTTATTATTTTAAGGTTAATACAATTTATTAAATTGTCTAAATATTACTAAGATCGAGATCTCCAAAATCTACATTCTCTGTTCTCTTTCTAGATTTAGCACGAGAACTCTTAACTTTCTCTTCATTTCTAGAAATCTTATCTCTCAGGGATTTAGTCGCTTTAGTCTTTGCTTTGGTATTTATAATTTGCTCTAGATTAAATCCTTTATACATTAAATAATCTATAGCTAATTTTTGCTCCATCTGCGCATTACTATGATCTAAATCACGTTGGGTGTAGCCCTCCTTATTAACAGGAGCAGAAAGATAAGAATAAAATTTACCCTTTTCTCTCTGTGGGATGTTCAACCCTGCAAAATCTTTAGATTTTTCTAGAGTGTCTGCTACACCTTCCCAATAGTTTCTTATTTCCTTTTGTTGAGTTGCCACTTGTTCTTCTTGGGTCTTCAACATTGCTTCTCTTTGCTGTACTTGTACTTTCGCTAATGCTTCTTTTGCTTGAACAGCTTTATTATGTAACTTACCAGTATCTTCATAATCTTCTAATAATTCTTTAATGAAGTCTTGGTCATGTCCTTTTACTGTAAAGTAGTCTCCTAAAATTGCTTTCTGACTTCTTACATCTTCTTCTCCTACTTCTATTTTACTATAATCCAAACTAGGATCATATGCTTGCATAAAACTTTGAGATTCCCCACCATTTATAACATATTCTAAATGTTGTTTTACTAATGGGAATTGTTTTAATGTCTCTTCCATTTTCTCATCAGCTAATTGAGTAGCAACATCTGAAGTTAAATTAGCTAATCCTTCTGGAGTATCATCATAATCCATTCCCTCTGTATCGAATCCAAGTTTCTCTAAAACTTCATGGACAACACTTACTTCTATGTCTTCCTTTTGAGAATCGTCTTCAATTATTTCTTCTTCTTCCTTCTCTTCTTCCTTAATAACCTCTTTGACTTCAGGTTCCTTTATTTCTTCTTCCTTCTCTTCCTTTTTATCTTCGATGTCTTGTTCAAGTTCATCTGATATTTCTTCTTTAGGCTTTTCGATTTCCTCGATAGGAGCTACATTTACTCCTTCACCTGAGATAACATCATCAAATGTGATGTCATCTAGTTGTATTTTTTCATTTGGGTTCATATATATATTTATTGGTTTAGGTTACAAAATTACGAAATATATCTATATTTTTTATACTTTCTTAATTTTTGCAATTTCTTTTATTATATAACACTTACCATCCATATTTAGATCTATATCCACCTTTTTGTTTAGTATCTGTCTTTGATAATGCGCCAAGTCCAACTGGTACTGATGCCCAAGCTTTTGATACTACATTTCTAAGTTTACTATAGGTTGTATTAGAACTATTTTCTAATAATACTCTAAAATCATCTGGAAGTGGTGTTTTACCTCCAAGGTTTTTTGAATTTTTCATTTGATTAAAAATATTTTCTAACATATCATCTGACATACCAGACTTAGTTCCATCCCAGTTAAAATTTGATTTTAACCACTGAGCGCCTCTCAAAAGTCTTGGTTGTTGTTCTCTAGCGTTTGATAAATATTCAGTAAATTTTTTCTGACCACTGTTTACCTTAAGTGTAGGATAATTTTTATAAACTTTGTCCATATTAGGTATTTTACTAGTGTAGGTACCATCAAATATTTCTCTGTTAGGAACTTTATTATACATATCTAGAATCCTATCCGCTTCTTCTTTTGAAGTAGCTTTCGTAAATTTATCATTTATATCGTCTAGAGCTTGTCTATACTCTTTTCTACCCGCTTTAAATTTAGGACTAGTAAAAAGTTTATACGTAGATGAAGTTTTATCAAGTTTTTGAGTAGGACTTATTAAATGTTTTATCTCGTGATCAATAGTTCCTGCAACGTGCGAATCAAGTTTAGGTTTTACTCCTTTATTAACCAAAGACATATTATTTGTTGGTGCAGGATTTAATATATTTATCCGGCTAGGTGTACCGTCAAGAATATCCCCACCTTTGTAAGATCCTAATACATTTTCCCCCATATCTGCTTTAGTTTTAAAAGTAATAGGAGTCTCATCTAGCTCTTTTATATAATCATCAATTTGACTCATAATACTTTCTTTAGACTCACCTGTATTAGCCATTCTTTTAGATACATACTCATCACTTTGTAACCACTTTACATTTTTATCTTTTATTTTGGTTATTTCATCTAATTCAGTAGAACTAGGTTTGAAAACTCTAGTTTTTATATCTTTTGTCTTTACTCCTTTAAGATATTCGTCATATAAAAGTTTTTCTGTCTTACTATTTTTTACTCTGTTTAATGCCTTAAGATTTTTAACACCTTTAATTCCTTTAATTCCTGCGGGTACTACTGGTAAAGCACCGAGAGTATTTAACGCTCCAGACACATAATTTCCTTCTTTAAAATCTGAAACTGCATATTGACCACTTTCTATCCATGATGCTGGATTAATCATTCCAAGCGCAAACGTATCAAACGCATTTTCTCCTCTTTCTATGTAACCAGGATTAACATCTTCACCTCTAACAGATCTTCCAAAAGCAGCTACAGGATTAGCCGCTACATTAAGGACTTTATCCCACCAACTTTTTTTTTCAGTTGGATATATTTTAGCATTATTTTCTGGAACTGGTGGAGCATGTGGGCCTCCATGTGGATATTTCTGTTTATATCCTCCATCTTTATGTTGAATCATATCAGATACTCTGTAAAAACCCCCATCTTTATAATCACCTGCATCTGAAACTACCCCTTTAACATCTGCACCTGTAGGATTATTTTCAATTCCCGGAGGGGCTTCTTGGTAAGATTGTACTAAATCTCCAGTAGTTTGTTGAGGCATTTCTATTCCTCCTGGCATCGGTTGTTGTGGAGGTTGCTGTATCTGTTCTTCAGGTTGTTGAGATTGTTGAGGATTTTGTTGTTGTTGTAAAGCCTGTTCTTCTTGAATAAAAAGATCAGTAAAATTTCCTTTGTATCCTTGAGCTGTAGCTTCCTTTATAATTTCAAATCTCCTTTCTTTACTTAACATTAAGAAGCAGGTTTATTTTTACTAGCTTGAATTTTCTTATTTTCTGTTGTAGCTTTGAGTCTATCTCCTTGAGCTTTTAATTTTAATTCATCTCTTTTAATAGCTTCATCTGCTTTATTTGATCTAACTACTTCTTGTTGAGCTAAACTCTTAATATCAAGATCTTGTAGTTTAGTAGAGAAATCCCTCATACTCTTACTTTGATTAACACTTTGTGCATTGTCAGCTCCTTCAGATTGAATTAAAGCTATTTTAATAGCATTATCTCTATCTTTCTGTTTTTCTGAAAGTTCGAGTTGTATTTTTTCTCCTTCTGCTTTTAATTTCTGTTGCTCCATTTGTTGTTGAGCTTGTTGCTGCTGTTGATCTAATTCTTGTTGAGCTCTTTCTGCTTTTTTAATTTTACTCTTAATAATAGGGAAACTATCGGACTCAAATATTTCCATCGCAGCTGATGCTGGTAATCCATTTTGAATCATAGCTTGAGACATTCCTTTTATCATATCTAATTTCTCTTGATCTTTCCCTGAATTAGATACAAATACTCCAAAATTAGATTCCATATAACCAATAGTATCTATGTCTAAAAACTCTTGTGTTCCATCAGGCATTACATACATACCTTTCTTACCCGTATGCCAAGCTTCTTTTGAATAATCAAGTAATGCTTGCATATCTCTCTTTTCCATTCCTTCAAACTTTTTAAAGAGATCTTCTGTAATGTGTGAAGATTGTACAATAGCCTGTTGAGATGAAGACTTTCCTTCATATTGTCCTATTTCTCCTTGTCTTTGTCTTGTAACTCCTGATAATTTTTCCCATTCTTCCATTATAGCATTAAGTAGAATAATATATTGTTCTATTGTTTTAATAGACATATCAAGAACAGATTGATGTTGAGGAGATAATTGAATCCCTTCTTTATTATAATCTACCCAAGCTATACCAGTGGCTTCAACATAGTACATAAATTTATCCATATCCCATTTCTTAGGGATCATATTAATATCAAACTGAGCTATTATATCTTTACTCCTAGCAATTGCTAATTCTAATCTATATTTATAGATATTATAATTTAATTGATAAGGTATTCCTAATTGTACTAATGAAATATTAGTTGTATTTACATCAGAATATCTTCTACCATTAATAGGGAGTTTACATGTAGAAGCATCATCTATTGATTGTCTTTGATTAGGGATAGGACGCATATTAATAAAGAACCTACCATCTATTCTAGTTCCTTCCCATACTTCGTTTACCCAAAGCCATTCTATTTTTGCCCCTGCTTCCTTCATCTCTGCAGGCATTCTAAATCCATCTTCTACTTCTTTTTCTTCTATACTACCAGTAACTGGATCCATATAAGCCATAAATCCAATACGTTTTCTAGACTTCCAATATACATTTACAACTTCTACTAATCTATTTCTATATGAATTAGGATTTTTACTAGCAGCACTAGTATATAAGAAATAATTATCTGTTTCAGAATGAGTAGGTTTTTCTAATTCTAATGTTTGATCATCTGTTAAATAATCATAATAATTATCTATGACAGTTGAAGCATGTACCCATTTTCTAGTTAAAGCCCAATCCCCATCTTCTACATAATCTAAATCTGGATCTAAATCATAATCTACATCTACTGGATTTAGTACTTCATAGAATGTTTCACCATTCCTAACTCCTCTATGTGTATATGTTTGTCCTGATACTAAAAAATGAAACCAAGCTTTATTAAATTTCTCTCTAAGATCTTGACTATACATAATATAGTTCAAACCTTTCTGCCCCATTATAGCTCTATTATCTACATAAGAATCTTCGAATAATGCTAAAATATGTTCTGGAACTTGAATATCCATAGGATCCATTCCTGTATCTACCCCTCTTTCTCCTAACTCATTAACGAATTGCTTTTTAAAGTTCTCCATAAGCATATCGTTCTTAGCTTGTTCTTTTAAAGTAACAGTATCTGAATTTTGTACTGTAACGGTATAATTGAGAGGTCTTTTAGATTTTTCTCCAAGTAAGAGATCAATTATAGGTTTAATTATGGGATAATTACGCATTTGAGATGGGAAATTCTTTCGAGACTTTCCATAAGGCTGTAGTACGTATCTATAATCGCCTTCATCAATTATACCGTTATAGTAATCATAATATCTTCGTAGGTCTTCCTTACTAGATGTATATCCAGTACCTTGATTAGACAGGTCTATATAAGCTTCTACACATTCCCGTCTCCATTTGTCCCCTTTCTTAGACAAAGGAAGTTTTTGCCTAGGTATTTTTTCGTATCCCATAATCTACAAATTTAATTAATTTTATCTTTGTTTTTATACTTACTATAATTATTCTTATTCTTTTATATATATATCACTAGAATAGATTTCTATCAAACCATTCATTAGAAGAATTATCTTCTAATACTTCTTTAATCTCTGCATTATATAACTCTCTAGTATGAAACATCCCAATCATAAACGCCATAACACGGTCAAAGTTACCTTTATGATTAAACTTTATTAATTCCATTAAAAATGCAGGATCATATATTTTATGCAAATTTAAGGTATATTTACCATCTTCTGCTTTAGATCTTGGGGAATTTAACCAATCTCTTATATATATTTCACCTTGCCTCTTTCTTGCTTCTGTCATATGCATTCCAAATTGACGTTTTACTGTTTTACTCCGTAGTTCTTTTTTATCTAACATCTCAAATTCTTCTTGTAACCTGTGTAACTTCCTATGCCTTTTAGCGTATGCTATAACTTCTCCCCTATCATTCTCAAATCCTATTTTACACCCATAATAATCCGCAAGCATAAATAGGTTTCTATTATATTCATCCTGAGTTGGAGGCCTCCCTACATAAGATGCTACAATAATATCATCAGGTTGAGATATATTATTAGGTCTTTTTATTACATATGCAGCTCCTAAAGACATAGAGTCTGCAGATTGATTCTGTCCATATGGGTCATGACAAATTATATACATATTTACAGGAACTTGTTGCTTCTCGTTTTTATATGGAGATTCATATATAACTATTCCCCCTGTAGTATCATCATCTTTTCTATGGGGATATTTTATAATTTGTCTAAGATCTCCATCTAGTCTAAATTTGATCTCCTCATTTTTATCATAATATAAACGCCCTATAGTTCCAATAGATTGTAGTTTTTTAGATTTTACTTTATTATACTGTTCTTGTAAAGATGCTACATCAAATAGATTAGCTGTTACTTGTAATGTTGCTTCTTGAGGAGAGAAAGGGTGCTCCGCTATATATTGGTCTAATGATTTTGCGTCTGCAGCACCCTTTTTCTTTTCCCTCATGTCTGTTTCATATTCTACAGCTCTCCCTGTTATTGAGTTTCCTTGATCGTCTATAAATCCATCTAAATTAGTTTGTATAGGAATAAAATACCCACATTTAGTACCCATAGATCCTTCATCCCATATATTCTCATATTCCATACAATCATATGCTTCTGGATTGTAGAATATTTCTTCCATCGCTTCAAAGTCAGCTCCTTCAGTACCCCCAGTTCCAAATGCTACCATAAGACCCAAGGTTTTACTCCCTTGCCTCATTGTAGGCATTGTAACTTCCCAAGCTTTAAGGAGTCCAGGGAATGATCCAGCTTCTTCAAAGAATACTAGTTCACCCGCCTTTCCCCTCACTTTATCTGGGGCATCTTTTAGTGATACCCCCATAATTTGAGATTTTAATCCCATTTCAATTTCTAATCCATTTACTTTCTTTTTATATCCGGACATTTTATGCATTTCTCTATCCTTTAATCTAGGTTGAGCCCATGCTGTATGATCATCTATAAATGATAAGAACTCCCAAGCTTTAGAAAGTAGCCCATCTCCAATTAAATATTCTTTTTGTGATGCAAATACAAAGTTCTTTGAATTTTTTATAAAGAAATAATTACGTGCTAACATAGATCCGGCCTTATAAGAGTACCCCTTACGTCTAGCTTTTAATACAATCATATGTTTATTTTGGGATCTAGCCCTATCTATTTCATGGAAGTATTGATAATCTCCATCATAGAAGCTTGGAAAACTTCTCTCACGTTTAGATTGAATAGTACCATCTGGCATCTCCTCATCTATAGCTCTATCAATAGGACAATAATTTAAATAAAAATAATGAAAACCAGTTATTTTAAAGTCATCTATAGTATACCCATAGATACAACGTCTTTTTTCTTCATCCCAATAATCATAGTAATCTTTAGTTCCTGGGAGAGCATGTGTATAAACACCGTCTTTTAAGAATTTAAGAGCTGCTGGTCTCGCTCTATTAGTGTTCTTTAGCATCTGTGTTCTTCTTACATTCAAGGAGTTCTTGGCATTTTTCATATTCCTCCAACTCAATGAAATGGTCTATTATATGATCTACTTCCTCATCGCTTATATTTTCATGTAAAAAAGGATTAAAAGGTAAAGGGAAGTCTAAGTCTTCATCACTTTCCTCCATTTCAATATAAACATCATCCAATGATATTTTACCTGTTATAACATTATAAGCATTTTCCATCGCTGTATTATATAATTCTAAATCCTCTAAGAAATCCATTACATACTATATTTATTTACTTCAATTCCTCCTCTATTTGTATTAGCAGCTTGCTCTTCCTTCTTAACTATTTCCTCTAATCTTGCTAATCCATCTACTACCTTCCCCATATTTGATAAATTAGCTATTAGATCTTTTGCATGAAATATAGGTTTACCGTTATCATCCATCATTTGTAAATCTATACTTCTAAAATACTTTTCTAGTTTTACTATTGATTCTTTAGCTGCTTTTAATAATCTAACAGCTGATGTCTCAATTAATCCTTCATATTTTGTACATGCAGCTAATATTTTACTTGAAGGAACAAATTTACTTTTCTCGCCAAATATACTATTTTTTACTTCAATACAACGTTGTTCCCATTCATATACAGCAAACGGAGAACGATGATCTACCATAAAGTATATATATGCTAATTCTTTTCCTTCTAAAGTCTTAAATTCAGGGATAGTCTTAGCATATACTGAACTTACGGCTTTATTATCAACTATAGTTATTAAATCTTGCATTAAACTCATTTTATAATAGATTTTTTATATTCATCTTCAGAAAGTTTACAATATACTGGAACAAGATAGTCTCCTTCATATAATTCTTTTAAAACCTTTAATCTATGGTTTCCATCTGCTATATAAGGACGAGTATCTCCTTCTCGTTTATATATCCGTATAGCATGTAATAATCCATCCTTTTTAATATCCTCTTTTAATCTGTCCCATTGATAACCTTTATCATCTGTAGAATCTACAGGAATTAATTCATCAATACGTATAAAGTCAGTTATTTGTCTATATATATTATATTTTATTGTTTTTTTCATTTTTAAGTTTTGTAATATATTTTATTCTTCCTTTTTTTACACTAAACTTACCAAAATAAGGGAGACGTATACTTTCAAATTCCCCCTTTTTCATTATAAGAGCAACATACTTAAATTGATAATCTACAATTTCTTTGATTTTACTTAAAGGTAAATTATATTTATTTGCTAATTTATATATAATTAATTTCTTAGACATTCTTAGAGTTAGGAACCTCTTCAAACTTAGTATATTCTGTTTCTTTCTCTTTTTTATATGCAGCTATTTCTTCCTTAGATATAGTAACTGCATTATCCCCAGTTTCGTGACGTTTCTTTGTTAGAAGTTCTCTTTCTATTGCAGCGTCAGCTTCAGCTTTTAAGTGTTCATCACGATGCTTTCTTTCCGCATTTGTTTTAGGTTTTAAATCTTGAGGCTTCCATCTTTGAGGATCATCTGGACAAGTAGTTGTTCTCCACTTTGCTTTATGCTCTACCATGCACCCACATTTACCGCATCTCATATGTTTCTTTATTATATGTGGGCAATTGTTACATGCAGTTAATCTCTCTATATAATCGGCAGGACTTGTAGCGGGAGCTCCTTCTGCAACCCATTTACTTAAGTCTTTCCCAAAACTTTTTATCATACTCATCATTGAGGGTGGTTTCACCTCTTCTGCTCCTTTTGGAGCTTCTGGTTGTTGTTTATTTTCTTCCATTATACTATAAAATCTATGTTCATTGTTAAATAAGTTCCTTCTATATCTTGAAATATTACTATTTTATAAATATCTATTTCAAATTCTGTTATTACTAAATGTTTAATTCTATCAGACATCTCTAGCTATAGTTATTTCTACTACTTCCGTGTCTGGAGTTAGCATAGGGTTTAACTTGTAAATACCTCCTGTTTTAGTTACCGCTCCTTTATCTTTATACTTCTTAATATAATTATTTAAAGTATTAGGATCTTTTATCCCCAATATACGTGCAACGTCTTTCTTATTTCCAACACTACACAGATTATTCTCCTCTTTTATAATTTGTACATCTATAAATTGAGCTAGAATACTTAGTTCTTTATTAGTTAGATCAAATATACCATTCCATATTTGTAAGTATTTATAAGTACTATCTATACTAACTGTTATTTTACGTTTTATCATTTTCTAATATTTTTATCAAAGCATTTCTATTATGTAAAGGTCTTGCGTTCTTACCTCTATGTAAATTATCAGCATAATACTCTGATGGTTTATAAATTTGTTTTACTTCCCTAACCTTACCGTTCTTAGTATATTTCACAATCCATCGTGTATCAGAAGATATATCGGCTCTCTTAAGGTGTGTTAAATAGCTCATAGTGTGAATTTTTTATGGGTGTTCCCCGTTATTAAACAAATGTAACTATCTTCTGTAGTAAATAATCTTCTTCTACATTTACTATTATGAAATCCTAATCTATGTCTTATATATCTGAATAGACGTTGATAAACCAATGCCTTATAATAATGTTTATTCTTCATTAAATTGTATTTTGATTCTATTATCATCTTCTATTACGATCTTAGATCGTGAAGATTGTCTATTAAACGATTCTATATGCTCAGTTAGATCTAATTGATTGTGAATAAAAGATAGGAATACTTGAATCTCTTTAGAAGCCTTATTAGTACTATTTTTAATTGCAGCAGCACTTATAGAGGAGTCTAATAAAGCTTGAAAGTCTTCTATAGATATAGAGACAGTTCCTTTTACCACTTCCCTAAAACTTGGTGTTCTCCTACTAATAAGTAATCTTTCTCCTCAATCCTAGCTTTGATAGCTTCAGATCTAGGATCTACCATTACAGTGTCTCCCTTTTTAACGAAGATAGTGGTAGGACCTACTTCTAGTACGTCTAGTACATTAGACTTTTTAGCGTTTTCTGCAGCCGTAGTCTCATCTAAGATAATACCTGATTCTGTTTTGTCTATTGTTGGGTCTGGAAGGACTATCCAGTTTCCATTGGGTTTGAATTGCATAATTTATATATTTTAGTTTGTGCAAATATATAAATTATTTCTTTATACTCCCAAATGTTTTTAAATGTTTTTTTTAATTTAAATAAAAATGGGTAGTAAATTACTTTACCACCCATCTTATATTAATCTTTATTAATCTTTATTAATCTTATCCATTCATACTTACTGCAGTTGTATCACTCTTAGTTACTCTAGCGTACCAGTAATTAGAATCAGATACAAAGTCTATCCATTCACCTCCTAAAGAAGAAGCTTCTATTGTAACATTATCAGCACCAATATTATCAGCACCCAAACTACCTCCGGTGAACGTTCCGTCAGCGGCTAATGTGCCGTCATTAACACTCATTCCGGCCGAGACAACAACGGCTGTATTACCCACGCCACCGTCAGTGTTTTGAGTCAGTATAAAGCTGGACTCAGAAGTATAAGATGCAGGAGTGAGTGTCATCTTCAACGCACCGTCAGCTCGGGCTGCTTCTAGTGCAATATGCAGTGCTTGCGTAGCTTTCGCAGCTGTATCGGCCCCTACGGTACCAAAAGTCCATGCATAAGTAGAAACTTTCGTTGGAGCTTGGTTATAGTTGGCACCTGAATTCGTAGTGAATGTTATTGTTTGCCCATCTGCAGCATTAATCACAGAAAATACTGTTCCGTTTTCATCCTCTAGAGCAGCGGTGCCTTCTATTTTGGCGGTGGCTGCACTATTTGTTCCACCAACTGCATGTGTTACTATAGTATCATTTCCCCCAGCACTAGTAATAACTGCATCACCAGTTCCTGAAGGTGACTTTGTATTAATAAACTGAAAGTTCAATCCTAACTGTGGTGCTGGTAATGTAATAGCTATGTCTGTACTCCCTGTTATAGCTAAAAATATTGTCTCACCTGACATATGTGGTTCTAAAACTATGTCTTCGTTAATTATAGATCTTGTGTAAGGTACATTACTACCTCTCTCTATAACGTTTAAATCTTTATAAATTCCCATTGTATTTTATTCTTTTAAATTAATATCTCCCAAGAAGGCATAACTTTCCCCCTTATGGTTTATTTTTCAAGTTTGGATTTCACTCTAGCAGTTCTCCCATTTTACTCTGGGGACCCAAGGATACTAAAACTGGTGTTACTTCACCGCACTTACCTGTGTGCTTATTGTACCCTAACTATAGCTTATACACTACTCTTTCGCAACTACCGGAGAAAACTCTATCTCTATTTAAGACTACAATCCGATGTCTTTTCCCTTTTTTGGTTACCGAGGGATGAATATTGTTGCGGTGCAAAGATAAAACAAAATAATTGACATAAAAAAATAAATTGGGAAAAAAATTTTTTAGGGGTTTTTGTGAGAGTGAGAAGGTATTTGGAAAGTCACCCTACCTACTTCTTTCATCTCAACCACCCCCGGGTGTGATATTTGAGATGTTTAATAAATTTATTAATTAATACCTACACAACAATGGACAGAGAAACAACAACAATCGATGAGAACCTAGACACTACACCAGCAGTACTGATAGATGAGTCATCACTACACGAGAGATTTCCAGAAGGAGAACTACTCAATTTAAAAGAGTTCACAGACTTTAGCAACGTTGGCAAACGCAGGCCTCTTTACAATGAAGACGGTAAACGTAA